TTATCTCTGTGCCATCAGAAGAAATAATTGACTCAGTACATCCGGCAATAAAAGTAGCTATTGCTATGTAATTATCACCTTCGTCGACTAACCTACGAGTATCAGCGATTACACCACTCTTTGGACGAATAATATTAATCTCATTGTAAACTTTGCCATCCCTAATAATAGGAATTGGTAATTTCATGACTCCCTCACTTTAATTTAAAGGAATTATATCCCAAGGAATAATCCTAACACTAATTTGTGCAAAAGTAGGATTTGCTGCTTCATACGGAGGTTCCGTATATTTTACACATTCACATCCGGGTAATAAAGTCTGCCCAAATTCTACACCATGGGCATCTGTTCTAGAAATAACTCCATCATGATCTTCATCATTGAAATAAAAATCCTTCCAGAACTTATAAGTAGGAGAATTTCTATCAATCCTATAAACAAGATCAATAGCAGGTACTTTAGTAACTCCATTCTGTAACTGCCTTATTCTATGAAATTCGGGTACTTCTATCATTCCTTTCTCAAGGACTATCTCACTTACGGAGACAAGCCCACGAATTTCTTCTCTATCAAAATAAACTTTCTTCTTTTCAGCCATCGAACCTTTCTGCATATTAATACCCTCCGACTTAAGTTAATTATCTCAGTAAAATACCAACACCGATCTCAATACTTCCTGCAGGTGAAGGATACGTAAACGCAACATCTATATTACGTTCACCAGCATTTAACTGTGATTGAGGATTATTAATTATGTCAGCTTTTACCTCGACATGATCTTCAAAAGATGTTGTTGATCCATCCTCATTTTCACTAATACCGAATGTTTCACCTTCAGAAACATTCCCTGTAGAACCCTTATCCCAAAGATTCAACATAAAAAGATAGATAGCATTAGCGTCCTGTCTTACCCTCGCCATACTATTAGGGGTGTTTTCACTATCCTGTAACGAATCAACCGAAGAAATTTTTATAAATTCCCTCATAAGAATACCATTAGCAAAAAGGAATGCTAAATCAGTCGATGGAGTAAAGAAATTGCGAATGATCACTCCATAACCTTCAACTTCCTGAATCATATTTATTCCTGCATCTGCAACATCGGTACGGTCCTGATCGTCAACAAGCTGATCTCCTATTACAGAATTAACTCCGTATAACGGAATATTTCGTACTGCAGGGATGAAATGAATGCCATTATTATAAATACTACGCATCCATGCTCCCATTACAAAACCTATATTAGGTACATGACGATCTACACCTGATCCAGTAGCATAAATATCACTAATACCTAACCAGTTAGCACATATTACACCAAGTACATCATCTGATCTCTGATAAGAATGACCTGTAGTAATAAGTTGTGCTTTTGTAAGATTTTCAGGTATGTTATACAACCATTTAGGATTATCCCATCTTCCTTTACAGTAAGTTTCACCATATTTATTAATTACGGATGATACTGTTTCAGGACATCCCAAAAATCTTACGGGCTTACCATCAAATGCAGTAAAATTTCTGTATACTAAGGTAGTATCAGAAGCTACTGTACCATCAGTACCATTTTCAAGATATGTTACAGTAGTTACATCTGCAGGATAAGTATTCTGAACACCAGATGTAGCAGACGCAAGATCAGTCCATTTTATCCATTTGTTATTAGAATGAACTACATTAATATAATAGTCAGTTACTTCAGGTTCAAGAGTAACATAAATACGACCTAATTCCTCCTCAACCTCTTTCACCATACCATTGATATCTTTTCTCCATGTACGAAGCCTTAAACCCATTACACCAACTACGGTATTATCAGCAACAATACTTCCCACTGCTCCAGTAAATGATACCTTACGAAGATTTTCATCAATTCCAGTTACCTTACGATAAATCGGTGTACTATCTACTATCTTAATAACATCACCGATCTTAATTCCTATGACACTATCAAGTATGATAAATTCATCACTTGCTCCAGTAGCCCCATCAAGAGCAGTACTGAATCTGAATCCATTAGTTATCGTATAACCGGTCCTGTTACCACTTATACCATACTCAAGATTACCCTTATATGCCGCTTCTCCCTTTATTGTAGGGTTAGTAGTATCATTAATTGTTTTACTGGCAACAACAGCATCTATTGCACTACCAGTATTGCCAACATAAGATTTAACCCATAACTTACCGGGTATGCCAGCTATATTCTGGAAAAATCCATTTAACGTATCATATCCATACCATGCACTATTAATCGGATTACCAAAGATTTCACGGAATATAGACATATCTGAAATTTCGAATGCCTTGTCATATTTTCTTTCAGATTGGATAATAAAACCACCAATCAGAAAATTACTCGGCACTATATTTTTAGTACGTTTAGTAGGATTATTCTTTCCATGAACACCAAGCTTTCGCATATTATACCTCTCTCACTAAGAATTTATCTTTTTGCTGAATAAAATCAGGGTGATTTATTACCCAACTATCAACCTTCTGTACCCCAAGAGGAGCAAACATCATTCTCATCCTACCAACGTAGAGTTCATAGGATCGATTTTCCTTAAAAATAATTTCATACTTCTTAGGCTCCGAATGTTTAAATAAGGATCCTGTCGACTCAACATTCGATTTATCTTCATTTTTTCCCATCTTCTAAGCTCCTATTATGAAATTAATAGTGTCATCTGTTAATAATGGTGCTACTACTCGTGAATAAATGTCTTCAACAATTTCTATACTGCATTTATATTGAATCTTAGGAATAAGATCATATGCTTGTGTAGGCTCTAATTCAGTCGGTATTCCTTCAAATTTTACTTCTACTCGCCTACCATTTAACCATAACTTCTCTCTTGCAATAAATTTTCTTACTATTTCACTAAGGAAAGCTAAAATTTCATATTGCCTAGCCTCACAATCAATAAGTAAATCAAACTTAAGGAATTGTCCCTCTTTTCTTACCTTCGGTACACCACCTACTTCAAATGAATCAACTAACTTATCTAATTTACTATTAAACATTATAAATTCAGGTGTCATTCCCCATATAGTAATTGAAGGAAATATAGCTTCCATTTCATTTCTACCAAATTCTACAGGAAATAATAAGAATAAATCTGCATCAGTATAATCATGTAGCAGACTCTTACCATCATATAACGATGTAAATGATATTTTCCTATCTTTACTATACTCTGCTATATGATGAATCTCAGAATTACCACCTTCTATTATCTTAATAACTGAATACCTTTCAATAATAGGTATTGGAGATGAAATCGAAAGAAATTTATCATCTATTACGCCATTACATTTTGTAAGAAACATCCCTCCTGTAATAGGATAATGATTTAATATATCTGATTCTAATTGTCCCTTCACAGCTAAAAATAAATCATAAGGCATTTCATCTTTTACTGCTATTATATCAGAAAGAATAAGATAATCTTCATCATTATGAAGTGATTGTATTGTAATTTCGGTTATCGCACTAATTGATGATATATCTAATACTATGTTAGTGAAATGCTCCCGCGTCTCTATATAAAATGTTTTGGTTGACGTTAACTGTATTTTGTACTTGTAATCATCAGCCTTAACAAACTTATTTGTTCTCTTATTCCTCGACCACAGATGTAATATTAATTCATCATAATCTGCAACATCTATGTTTACTGTCTTCTTTACGAATGAACCTAAACCACCAGATTGAAATTTTACTACCAAAGATGCTACATTCCCACCAGCTATAAAATCATCATGAGTACATAGTCCATACACAACAGCCGGTATGGTCCCGCCTACAGACCATAATGCAGTACTATCACATTTATCTATTGTCTTCTTCACTCTTTATATTTCCTAACATGAAATACATAACCTGCTATTCTATTAATCCCGATCGCTAAACCCTTCTCTATATAATCTTTCATTACCTTTTTTATTTCCCGCGCTCTAGACCTTTCATTCATATTTATTTCAGTCTTTGTAATAGCATATGCTTTTGAAAATGCTGGCCTAGGAGGAATACGAAGAATATTAGTAGTTGGCTTTAAATGAAAACCCCTCCAATGTAGGTATGCTTTCATCTTAGGTGTCACATGTAAAGTAACTCCTTTTTCATGTAATTTAAATAATTCCTTAACTGTAAATCCTACTGCTTCATTATGTGGCTGGTCAATAGGATAAACCTGAAATCCATTACGCTTTTCTCTTATACGTAAGCCATTATATAACGAATATCGACTATCTTTACCCACACCATATAATGGTGAATCTGGTATACTATATCCTTTTTCAGATTTAGTCTGTACCGAAAAATCATGTAATCTGCGTAATCCTAATTTCTGATTCTTAAGTCCTTTTTGAAAATTATTTATCATTAATATTGCATCCTTAGCCATATAACCCCTCATCATCTTCGTATAAAGACTCGGTAATTTCTTCAACCTCGCTATCTTCTTATCAAGATTTTTTTTATTACTTTTTATCATATCTTTGATAATCCAAATGTTATATAAAGGTGAGTATCAGCAAACATACTTTCATGACCTTTTTCCTTTATATTAAATCTTGAACCCTCATAATAAATTACAACACGATTTATATCAATATCTTCAAATTCTATTCCACGATCGGTCCAATCCTTAGTTGCAGTATAAACTATCATATCTGCTGTATTTGTAAGACCAGCCTTCTGTAACTGCCTTTCATGAGGTCTATCAATAACCGGGTATGCTTTAATATCATATCTTGTGCCAGCATCACCCTTGACATTAACAGAATTGTATTTATCACGAACAATATCACTTTCTTCATCAATAGAAATTGTGATATCATTACCATATTCATTAACAGTACTCTGCGCATCACGCAAAGCATGATCCCTTTCTAATTGTACACTAACGGGTATTGGCATTAGTTACCAACTACTCCACTATTATATGTATTTAATATTGCCTTAGCTTGCCTTGCTAAGTCATTTCTAATATCACTCCATTTACCACGACTACCATAATTACGATTAAATTGTGCCATTCCTAACGATCCACCACCAGTCCTAGCACCAATAAAACCCAATATTTGTTCAGATGCTAAATATGTGATTGCTTCTACTATATCATCAGGAATATTTGATGATTCACGACCGATTGTATAAGTAATTCTTATATTTTTATTTCCCTTTGGAAACATCGAAGAAACCATAGGATCAGATTCAATACTCATTCTTGATTTTAAATATCCTTCGCCACCTTCAACAATCACACTACTAATATCAATTTGTGAATTAATATTAGATGCTATATATTCAATATTTAATAATTGAATAGATGAATCTCGTCTATCAAGATAAAGTACCGAAGTACCATTACCAGAATGAATTTCTGTAATTGTTTGTACACCACGAAGAGGAATGCCAGTATATCTCTCAACATATGGAACAATGAAATTTGTTAATCTCGCTTGTATCCAAGCGTCAGATAATATACTGGCAGTTATTCCATATTCCTCTAAAAAGGTTCTAATAACTGTGGGTGTAGGAATAGAACCCATGTTATTTAATATAACCCATAACAATTATTAATAAATCAGTACCAGCAGCAAATGAAGCATCAGGTTTCGCAATAAGTCCTTTACCTGCAGTAAGACCGGCAAGCCCCGCTCCCTTAGTGACATTTGCAGTATCCATAGTAATAACTGCAGCATTAGTGATGGCAGCTTTTGCCACATCTATAACAACAACAGGTGAACTGTTAGTATCCTGTACTAATACTTTTGTGGCCGTACCATCAGTCCATGCAGTAGCACCAGTATTTTTGATAATAATATGCGTAATATAAATACTTTCATCACTTTCAAGTAATGAATCATCTATTAATGTGACACCTGCCGTATTAGTCCTTATTAATGTACCAGAAACAAGAAAAGGTTTGCCAGCATTAAGAGCATTCTGTATCTTATCACCTAATTTGAATAATTGCGCTGCAGGAGAAGCATTGTTCAATACCCTCTTTAAAGCATCACTAACAGTTTTCATTTCAATACCTCTACTATTTAAAATAAATTGCCTATACCAAATTAATGATATAGGCAATCTTGTTTCATGTTATAATTTTTACTTACCTTCTTCTTTAAGAAGATCATCGTCTATTATAACGACTTCTTCTTTAATGAGCTTATATCCTGAATCGATTAAATCCTGCACAATATTAGGATCTTCAATGCGAACTATACCTTCGACTACTTCTATATCAACACCATTTAAAGAGAATTGTGTATTAATAGGTTCATCATCAGTAGAATCGGGATGAAATAAAACATAAACAGTTTTACTATTTATCTTTTCATCATCATCATTTTTATCATCCTCTATTTCAGGGATGTCCGAAACAGGTACTTCTACAAGCTCGGTTTCCTCAACGAATCCAGCACTAACCAACATAGCTTTCATCTTTAAAAGATCATCACCCTTAATATTAGAATCGATTTTATAAATCTGATCTACAATATTAAGACTAATCTCTTTACCTTCATAGAAAAAAGCTACATTAGATTTACCAGAAATAGGAGCACTCTTTAACCTCCAAGTATCACCCATATTAATTCTGGTAAGTTTAGTAGCCGGAGCAGTATTTAACTGCTCCTTGCTACCAAGGTCTTTAGATTCCTTGAGGTCTTTACCTGTAAGAATCTTACCCATTTTAGCCCTCCTTAGGCTACCCTTAATCCCCTTATCATACCGGATGTCTTCTCAAAAGCAGGAACAGAAGCACCATATGTTTTGACAAGAAACGGTATGTCATCATCCGTGATTGCAAGAGGATTTATAGTGACCAATCCATTGAATTTAGAACCAGCGGTATTAGTGTAAGCATACTTACCTAAACCCTGATATTTATCTAAATCCCAAAAGAAAATAGTTTCAGGCGGAATCCCACCAGTAGCAACTAACGGATTATCACTCTGCATGTGGGAAGGTACTTCGCTACCAGCAGTAGTAGCAGTAATTTCTAAACTGGTATTATTACCAGTTATCGTACCAGCAGAATCATATGTAAATGCAGAAAAAATCCTACGTAATTTAGTTGCACCAGAAGTAGTACTCATATAGACCTTATAATAAAGAGCACCAGTATGTGCAGTAAATGTTAAAGTAACTTTACCAGCACCAGAACCACCAGAAACAGTAGCGGTAGCTTCTGCGCTTGCAAGCTCCTCGCCATTATAAGTAATGGGAGCAACCTTAAAATAATAAGCTGCATCAGCTAAACTACCACCACTAGTAGCAGGTGTAGCAGTAACAGTACCCATGGTTGCTTTAGGACGGCAAGCACCCGAAGAAATAATAGGGATATCACGATAAGCAAACAAGCGCCATCCACCATTAACTTCTATCTGAGTAAGACCATTACCTACAACACCCTGATTTAACCTTACATTGGTTAAAAGCCTCGACACCTTAGAAAGCATCTTAGGCGACATAACAATTGCTTTCCTGTGCGCAGCACCCTGATAATCTAAATTAACATCTATAAGATTATCAAGAAATTCAAGGTCCGTAGGTACCGTACCACCTACTACTTCATTAATACGATTAGTAGAAATAAAATGGTCAAGCCCCGAATGAGTATAAACATCAGCACCTGCATTTCCATACATAATATATGTCGCTAAATCGTAGCAATGCGTCATAAGATGGCTTTCCATTTCAGCAGCAGCAGCATCTATATACTTAGCCGAAGTATCCTGTAAGAAATTAGCAACAGCTCCTTTCCTACGGATAATTTTCATATTAACTCCAGTCCTTTCCCACGTACTATTACGAGTAGGAGTAACAGCACTCTCACCCATAGCACCACCC